AGGCATCCTTTTCATTTAAGGAGAAAAACCTATGAGCATTTTTTCAAGCATTTTCAGGTCGAGGGACAAGCCCACCAACGCTACCTCCGGCAGCGCCTACCGCTTCTTCCTTGGCGGCACGACCTCCGGCAAGGCGGTCACGGAACGCTCTGCCATGCAGATGACAGCGGTCTACTCCTGCGTTCGCATCCTTTCAGAAGCTATCGCAGGCCTGCCGCTCCACCTGTACCGGTATGACAAAAATGGCCGTAAGGAAAAAGCCCTCGACCATCCGCTTTACTTCCTGCTCCACGATGAGCCAAATCCGGAGATGACTTCCTTCATCTTCCGGGAGACGCTCATGACCCACCTGCTCCTGTGGGGTAACGCCTACGCGCAGGTGATCCGGAACGGCAAGGGTGAGGTCGTCGGACTCTATCCCCTTATGCCAAACCGCATGACGGTTGATCGGGACGAGCACGGGAAGCTCTTTTACAGCTATCAGGTCTCAAATGATGACGCGCCGACCATGAAGACCGGCACGGTGATCTTAAAGCCAACCGACGTGCTGCACATCCCCGGTCTCGGCTTTGACGGCCTTGTGGGATACAGCCCGATTGCAATGGCCAAGAACGCCATCGGCCTTGCCATCGCCACCGAGGAATACGGCGCTAAGTTCTTTGCGAACGGTGCCACTCCGGGAGGCCTCCTTGAGTATCCGGGCACGGTGAAAGATCCTGACCGGGTGCGCGAAAGCTGGAACAAGGGCTTCTCCGGGAGCCAGAACGCCGGGAAGGTCGCCATTTTGGAGGAAGGCATGAAATACACGCCCATCTCCATAGCACCAGAGCAGGCGCAGTTCCTCGAAACACGAAAATTCCAAATCAATGAAATCGCTCGAATTTTCCGCATTCCCCCTCACATGATCGGGGATCTGGAGAAGTCGAGCTTTTCTAATATTGAGCAGCAATCGCTGGAGTTTGTGAAATACACCCTCGACCCGTGGGTGGCCAGATGGGAGCAGGCCATTATCCGCTCTCTCCTAACTCCGGACGAGAAGGCTCACTACTTTGTCAAGTTCAATGTCGACGGCCTCCTTCGCGGCGATTACCAAAGCCGCATGAACGGCTATGCCACTGCAAGGCAGAACGGCTGGATGAGTGCCAACGACATCCGGGAGCTGGAAAACCTCGACCGCATCCCTGCGGAGGAAGGCGGCGACCTGTACCTCATCAACGGCAATATGCTCCCCTTAGTCCATGCGGGAGCTTTTGCAAATATCAACACGGGAAAGGAGGAAACGAACCCCGATGAACAAACAGAAAAAGTTCTGGAACTGGAGAAATCAGGCGGACGACGCAGATCCAAAGGAACCAAGGATTCTTGAGCTATACGGCACCATTGCATCCGAGAGCTGGTTCGACGATGATGTCACACCCCAGATGTTCAAAGATGAGCTGTTTGCCGGTGACGGCGACGTGGTCATCTATCTGAACAGTCCGGGCGGCGATTGCATCGCGGCAAGCCAGATCTATACGATGCTGATGGATTATCGTGGAAACATCACGGTAAAGATCGACGGCATCGCAGCTTCTGCCGCCTCGGTCATTGCGATGGCGGGCACAGAGGTGCTGATGGCACCGACCAGCCTCATGATGATCCACAACCCTATGACGGCGGCATTCGGAAGCCGGGAGGAAATGGAGAAAGCCATCGAGATGTTGGAGGAGGTCAAAGAAAGCATCATCAATGCTTACGAGATCAAGACCAACCTTTCCCGCGCAAGGATCTCCCACCTGATGGATTCGGAAACATGGATGAATGCGAAACGAGCCATCGAGCTCGGCTTTGCAGACGCCATGATGAACGAGGAGAAAATCTCGGCAGAAATGCCTGCCTTCGAATTCTCCGACCGGGCTGTGGAAGCAGCTCTCGTAAACAAAATCACAGCAAAGGCCCGGCTGGAAAAGTCGGTGCAGCATGGCCGCTCCGTCGATGAACTGATGGAACGGCTTTCACTTTTGACCAATTAATGAGGAGGATTTTTATCATGACTATCATTGAACTTCGTAACAAGCGGGCTCAGAAACTGGCGGCTGCCAAGGCATTTCTGGAGTCCAACCGCAACGCTGACGGCTTCCTCTCCGCTGAGGACGACGCCGTCTACACCGGCATGGAGAACGACATCACCAATCTGGGCAAGGAGATCAGCCGCATGGAGCGTCTGGAAACCATGGATGCGGAGCTTTCCCGTCCGGTCAGCACTCCAATCACTGAAAAGCCGGATTCTCCTGCCAAGATGGATGCCAAGACGGGCCGCGCTTCCGATACCTACAGCAGGGCTTTCTGGAACGTCACCCGCCGCAAGGACTCCCTGACGCCGGAAATGAAGAACGCTCTGCAGGAAGGCGTCGACTCTGAAGGCGGCTATCTTGTCCCGGATGAGTTTGAGCGCACCCTGGTACAGGGTCTGAACGACAGTACGGTCATCCGTGCCAACGCCCATGTTATCACCACCTCCAGCGGCCTGCACAAGATCCCGGTTGTAGCGTCCCATGGCTCCGCTTCTTGGATCGATGAGGAAGGTGCCTATACCGAGAGCGATGATGTTTTTGGTCAGGTGCAGCTGGATGCCCATAAGGTCGGCACCATCATCAAGGTCTCCGAGGAGCTCCTGAACGATGCCGCCTTCGATCTGGAGGGCTACATCGCTTCTGAGTTTGCACGCCGCATCGGTGACAAGGAGGAAGAGGCTTTCCTGACTGGCAACGGCACCTCCAAGCCCACCGGTATCCTCAATACAACGGGCGGCGGCGATGTTGGCGTGACCGCTGCTTCTGCTACCACCATCACTGCCGATGAGCTGATCGACCTGTATTTCAGCCTGAAGGCTCCGTACCGTAAGAATGCGGTCTGGGTGCTGAACGATTCCACCATTAAGGTGATCCGTAAGCTGAAGGACAAGAACGACCAGTACCTCTGGCAGCCTGCCCTGCGCGACGGGGATGTTCCCACGATCCTCGGCAGGCCGTACTTCACCTCCGCCTATATGCCGGAAGCTGCTGCCGGTGCCAAGACCGTCATCTTCGGCGATCTTTCCTATTACTGGATCGGCGACCGTCAGGGCATTACTTTCAAGCGCCTGAACGAGCTGTATGCTGGCAACGGCCAGGTTGGCTTCCTTGCCTCCAAGCGTCTAGACGGCAAGACTGTCCTGCCAGAGGCCATCAAGGTGCTCCAGCAGAAAGGTACCGCTGCGAGCGGTTCCTGATAACTGACACGGGCGGTGTTGTCGTGACGGCGGCACCGCCTATTTGAAATGAGGTGATATTTATGCTGGTGACACTGGACGAGGCAAAGGAATATCTCCGGGTGGACTTCGATGACGACAACAGCCTGATCGAAAGCCTGTCCCGCTCCGCGCAGAAGCTCTGCATGGATATCGTGAGGATTGAGGATGAGGCCGCCTTTGAAGAGAACTACAAGGAAGCCCGGATCGCTGTCCTTTATACCATCGGCTATCTCTATGAACACCGGGAGGAGGCAGACCACCATGCCCTGACACTGACACTGCGGTCACTTCTCTTCGGGATGCGGAAGGAGGCGTTCTGATGAAGATCGAGCTTTTAAACGTCCGCATCCAGATACAGAAGAACTCGGTCGTGGTCGATAAGTACGGCAACCACAAAAACGAGTGGGCTCCCTATTACAGCTGCAGCGCTACAGTCAGCTCCGAATCGCCAAAGGAAGAAACCGATGCCGGTCTCATCGTTGACGATTCTAAGATCGATTTTACGATCCGCTTCTGCCAGAAGGCTGCGGCTGTCACATCGACCGGCTACCGTGTCCTGTTCCGGGATGTGCCCTATGACATCCTCGGTGTGGATCACATGAATTATAAGCGCAAGGCAGTGAAGCTCCTCTGCCAGAAAGTGAGCCGGTCATGAGTACGATCAAGGTAGACCAGCTGGCGGACGAGGTCATGAAGCAGCTGAATGATTTTGCTGATGCCACCTGCGACGATATGAAGGCCGCTGTAAAAAAGGCCGGGAATACCGTCCGGGATCAGATCAAGTCGACAGCGCCAAACCGCACCGGAGCCTATGCCAAAAGCTGGTCGGTAAAGAACACCAAGGAAAGCTCCCACGCCTTTGAAGTAACGGTCTACTCCCGGAACCGCTACCAGCTGGCGCACCTCTTGGAATTCGGCCATGCCAAGCGCGGCGGCGGTCGCGTCTCCGGACGTGCCCACATTGCCCCGGCTGAGCAGGCAGGAATCGAGCAGCTGGAACGAGACATCGAAAGGAGTATCAAAAGCAATGGATAAGATCATGGAGCTCCTGAGTAAGACCGGGATTCCCTTTGCCTACGATCACTTCGCAGAGGGAGAATCACCCGATCCGCCCTTTATCTGTTTCCTGCTCCCGGCGAGTGACAACTTCTCCGCTGACGGGCAGGTGTACTTCAAAGTAACCGAAGTCCATATAGAGCTTTACACCGATAGGAAGGATCTGGAGCTCGAAGAAAGAATCGAAGCCGTGCTTGATGAGTACGGCCTTTTTTATGACAAAAACGAGGTCTGGATCACCTCGGAGAAGCTCTATGAAGTCATGTTTTCATTCGAAATGGAGGTTTAAACATGGGTAATAAAGTCAAATACAACCTGAAGAATGTTCATGCCGCCAAGCTCACCAAGAGCGATGACGGCACCTTTTCCTATGCTGCGCCGAAGGCCATCCCCGGCGCTGTCAGCATTTCTCTGGACGCCGAGGGTGATTCCTCGCCGTTCTATGCGGATGGCATCGTGTATTTCCGCTCCAACTCCAACAACGGTTATTCCGGTGATCTGGAGATGGCGCTGATCCCGGAGTGGTTCCGCACCGAGATCCTCAAGGAAATCCTCGACAAGAACGGTGTGCTGGTGGAGCGCTCCGATATCACGGAGACCGAGAAGTTTGCCCTGCTCTTTGAGTTTGACGGCGACGTCCGCGCCATCCGCCACGTGCTTTACAACTGCTCCGCGTCCCGTCCTTCCATCGAGTCCGAGACTAAAGAGGACACCATCGAGCCGGGTACTGAGACCCTGTCCCTGACGGCTGACCCCAGAGAGGACGGCCTCGTCAAGAGCCGCACCGGTGACAACACTGCCTCTGAGACCTACCAGAACTGGTACAAGTCGGTGTATATCCCGGAGGAGCTGATAAACCCTGAAGATAACGTCACGAACGGGCAGTAAGGAGGATCACCATGCTTGAGAAAACAGTAAACATCAGCGGCACGGAGGTGCGTTTCCGTTCCTCCGCTGCCATTCCGAGACTCTACCGGATCAAGTTCAAACGGGACATCTTTAAAGACCTCGCCAAGCTGGAAGCCTCCTACAAAGGCAAGACGACCGGCGACGGCGAGA